GGGAACAAATTACCCGCACCCTTGAGGCATTAGAAAAAATTGAGGAAATCCGCGGAAGAATCGTTGGATGACATGAAATTTAAAGAACATGCCGTTGGCATTTGCCAATACGACAATATTTTTGATGCTGGGAATTTTATTGAACTCTTAGAAGAGGAATGTTCTCAGGATTGGGGATATGTGCGATGGGAAAAGTCTGCCACTGGCGAAGGGCAAATTTCTAATACAAGAACATCAATGGGGTGCGAATTGATGCCTCTTGGTTCTAATGAAATTTCTATTGAGAGAGTGATGCCACTTGCGTCTGAATGGCAGAAAATTTGGGAAAAAATTGACCCGATTGTTTGGGATTACAGGCACGTTTTTGAGTTGGACTTAGAAATGGACGAGGGGTACCGTGTGCTCAAATATGGCGGTGGCGCCGAGTACCATGCTCATCATGACCATTTTAGAAATAATGCACGAAGTTTAAGCCTGGTTGCTTTTCTGAATGACAATTTTACTGGGGGTAATCTTGTATTCCCTCGTTTTAATGTAAATATTCAACCAAAGGCCGGAAGCGTTATTATGTTCCCTTCCAATTACCCGTATTTGCATATTGCTGAACCTGTAGGGGAAAAGGACAACACTGTTAAATATTCTCTAGTGACGTGGTTCCAGTGACTCCAGAACCTGAAGAATCTAACGTTGAACAAATTATCGATGCTAATTTTGATTTAACTACAGGCCGATATAAGGAAAATGACGAAAGTATTGTTTCCTGCGCGATGCTTGACCAGCCTATAGTTTTTGTAATTGAGGACGAGAATAATGGGTTATAACTTACAGAATGACTTTGACTATGTTCAAAACCAACTAGCGACGATTGCCGTAACAATCGGCATTGACTTGGCAGATATTCAAACTCTAACCCTGGATGACCTCATGGAGTCCTGTAGTAATGTTTTTGGAGCAGCCAGCCATGACCCAAATTCCCCAATTGCGGTTGAACAGCATGCCGAATTGCGCAGACACCAAATGTCTTTAAGGCGATTTTGGTATCTTTTTCATGTTCTAAAATGGAGACTAGACAATGAATGATAACTACAGTGTTTTCCAAATGGCAAACCTGCTTTCACATACTGTTTCTTCGGACATTGATAAGGCAGCCATTGTTGCGAGCAATGCACAGTTCTTGCAGTCCGAGATAGCGACTGGCGTTGATAGAAACCGTTCAGCAATTGGCTATTCAGTCCAACTAAATTGGCTAGACCAAATTAGTGACGCATCTAGTTCTGCCATGGATATTGAAGTATTAACGCGCTCTATTGTGGAAATTGCTGTACGAATTAAAAACCCATCAAAAGTTATTTTTTATGGGATGAATTATATTCTAGCGTCAACGCTTGGCGATATTGTTCCGACGGTTCATTATGTAAATACCACAAGTATTGATTACATGGAAAAATACACAAATACGATTATACCGGAAGAAAAAATAATCTCTATGGAGAATTTTGTCAATGGGGACATTGACGAAGATTACGATTTGGCACTCATTGATGTTGAAATGGTCAGTCATGATTTTTCAATCATTGACAATGTATGGGCCAAACTGCCTTCGGGTGCTTTGATGATTCTTAATATTGTCAATGACTTTGGCTCACTGTACTCGTTAAAGAATAAGCACCCCTACTTTCAGTACTTGTCACGCCTCGCCGAAGATGATGACAAATACTTGTTTCATATTCCCGTAGCAACAGGTTTCACATTTGTGGTTAAAAAATGAACAGAAAAAAGATAGTAGTCATTGGTTCTGGAACTGCAGGACTAGTGACGGCACTTATTATCAAAAATTACTTCAAAAATTATGAAGTGACTGTCGTTTCTTCTAGTAAAAAAGGTATCGTAGGCGTGGGCGAAGGCTCAACAGAACATTGGCGTCATTTTCAAGATTCTATTGGTATAGACGTTCATGACATGATTAAAAATGCCGACATTACGCACAAGTACGGTATTAGATACGAAAATTGGACGAATCATACACCCGACTATTTCCATAGCGTTGGTGGGACAGGATTGAGTGCTGGAACATTCTGGGGCGGCTACGCACATGCGTTAGAAAATGACTGGCCGTTAACGAGTACTTTTTCTTGGCGCGGTTTAGTAGATAACAAAATCATTGATGCCGGTGACAAGACGCACTTTGGAACAAACCAGTATCATTTTGATACCTTCAAATTAAACGCATATTTAACTAAAATTGGACAAGACAGAAAAATTCATTTTATTGATGCAGACGTAAATGATGTTGGCGTAGATGAATATGGTTTTATTCAGCATGTAAAACTTGATTCATCTGAAAATGTTATTGACGGTGACTTTTTTGTTGATGCAACTGGCTTCAATAGAGAAATTTTAAGCAAAATATCAGATAACAATTTTGTTTCATATCGCAAGTATCTCCCATGCGATAGCGCAATTGCTTTCCCGACGGCATCTGACCCATCTGGCCAGATTCGTCCATACACACGAGCAAGAGCATTGAAGAATGGCTGGATGTGGGAAATCCCAACCCAAAAACGCCGTGGCAATGGCTATGTCTTCTCATCAGACTTCTGCTCTGTGGATGAAGCAATTAAAGAAGCGTCTGAAATTCATGGTTTTGAAGTAGAGCCAGCAAAAACGCTTGATTTTAAATCAGGTTACTTTAGTACAACATGGAAGAATAATTGTGTCGCCGTTGGCCTTGCTGCGGGATTTGTTGAGCCACTTGAAGCAACGTCAATTTCCACAACAATCCAGCAGGCTCGTTTAATCTGTTCATATCTTCCGACGTTTTCTTATAAAAGAACATATGGAATTAAGGAATATCATCGTGTCATGGACTCCATTATGGAAAATATCCTTTGCATGATTTCACTCCACTACATTTCGGATAGAAATGACACTCCAATGTGGGTGGAGCAACAAAAAGCGGAAAAACCGCCATTACTAATGCATCTTCTTGAATTATGGAATACCAGATGTCCAGAACATCATGACATACCTTCAACGGGATTTGAATTATTTGGCCCAGCACATTTGTGGCATGTAGCCCAAGGGCAGGGAGTGCTCAACAAGGAAGTTGCATCAATGCAGTTGGAAGCATACAATTCTCGTGAATCTTCTAGAAAAAATATTTCACAAATATCATCGGAACTCATTAACCAGAAATTGGTGGACCATGCGGAAGCGCTCAGAAAAACTGCAAATAGTTAAACCAGACATTTTTCATGATTTACCAAAATTGAAGAAAAACCAAGTATTGCTTTCTTGCGTTGACCCAAATCTAATGGATGATTCATGTCGCCCGTATGCCAATAATGGGAATTGGCCCGAATGGTGGAAGAAACTAAGTGGTTCTGATGGGAGCCTTAAGAGATGTTCAGGGACGTCTGACTATCTTGCAACAGGTTTCACTATCCCCCTATGGGCAAAGTTGATGATTCGTCCATCTTTGAATGGGAAAAACTGGGATGCTAAATTTGATTTAGTCACTGATTTAGGGAACTATGGCATTGAAAGTTTTATGTATTCGCAAACAGGCGAATGTCCTGTTGCAAGAGCACGAAAACTTCAAGAATCGAACTACATTAAAGTTATTAACCCTTGGCTAATAAAAACTCCCCCAGGTTGGTCTTCTTTATTTCTCCCACCACTTTGGGACCCTAATCCGAATTATACGATGCTCCCCGCAGTAGTTAATACGGATTATTACCACAATGCGCATATGGTGATTAATGTATTAACTAATGAGCCTTTTGAACTTGAGGTAGGACGCCCGATGTGGCACGTAATTCCATTCAAAAGAACTAAAGAATCTGAACTATTATGGGGCGATACAAATGCCTATAATCTTCTGAAACATAGAGGATTCGGGGGTGGCTTTATGCCTAAAAGACAAAAAAGTAAATACAAAAAAATGCAAAGAGATGCCGATTCAGATTTAGCCACGCAAAAGAAAACATTTATTGATAAAATAATGAGACGAGACGACTGAGGTTCTGATATGGAATTCAATATTACAGAAAACCAAAAAACTATTGCCAGAGAGACTGCACGCCGCCGTTTAGAAACAGAATTGTTTACCGCCGTCCTACTTGCAGGAGTGGACCCCGATGACCTAGAGTTGGTTGATGGCTCTTTTACTTGGCAACCAGATTTTTCAAACGCTGCCTACAGCGACACCGCCCAACTTCACCTACGAGACATTCTTAATGTCTACGAAAAGTTTTTATCTCAAAACTAAACTGAAAGGTCTATGATGACCATCCAATTTTCTTGGCCTGCAGGGAAATCTTCAGCCATTATGGTTGCTGAAAATATTTTAAGCAAAGAATTATGTTCTTCAATTATTGATGAGTCTTCAAAATATTATGAGAGACTGTTTATACCGGGTCCAGTCATCAGTGGCGTGATGGCTAATGTTAAAAATACAATGGATTTTAGTTGGTCAAAAGAGAATCTAATAAATAACAACATTCCACCAGAGCCATTGTCTACATATGAAATGGAACTCTCAAAGGCAATCTTTACTTCTGTTGGATATTATCGTGAACAATTTAAGTGGCTTTGGGACTGGGTGGGTATTTGCGATACGGGATTTCGTATGCAAAGATATATTCGTGGTGAAGGTTTCTATAGGGAACACATTGACGGCGGGCCGGTTCCTGTAGTTATCTTGAATCGTGTTCTCGGTGCTGTCGTTTATCTGAATGATGTCGAAGTTGGTGGGGAAACATATTTTCGCGAACAAGACATTTATGTGCCTGCCAAAGCAGGGTCAATAGCGTTATTTCCTGCGTATTGGACACATCCACATCAAGGGTGCGTGCCAATTTCAAATGACAAATGGATTGTTAGTACATTCATATTGGAAAATAGCGAAAATCAGCCTATTGACATGATTGACAACGGAGGGTCTTTAGCCAATGAGCACCTATTATGACCCATTAACTAATCGCACGTTACACAAGAGACCCCCAGCATTCATGGTTAATGAAGTTTTTGAGCCATCTGTATTCATTAAATTAAATGAAGACTTATCTTTACTGCAGGAGACCAAAGTAATTTCCTATGAGCCATCCCTGGGTAGATTCGGCATAAATAGTACGGAGAAAACAGAGTCTCCATTAGCGGAATATCATGAAATTTTATTAGACAAAGCCCGGTCCATATTTACCCCAACATTAAAACCTACTTACTGTCTGTGGGTAACCTATCGTGGATTTAGGGCACAACTGCCGAATCATGTTGATGACAATGCCTGCACCTACACAATGGACTTGTGTGTCTCATACAAAACCCAATGGCCCATCTATGTTGAAGAACAAGAGATGTTGCCTGAGCCAAACCAAGCAGTATGTTATTACGGTGAGGACCAATATCATTGGCGCGAACGTTTTCCTGACCCTGCGAACAATGAAGTTCAAATGATTTTCTTTCATTTTGCCGAACCGGAACATTGGTATTTTACTAAGGGGCCATCCCACTTGCATGAAGTTGCCCGCGCCAGACACGAGTACCAGAAAAAGAACGGCATCAAAGGCACATGAATAAAATTGTTCAGTTTGAACAGAAGATAGTTGATGCTGTCAAAACAATGTCCAAGAAAGAATATTGGAATCGTCCTAACATTGTTGAGGCATGGGGCTTTGCGACAAAGATTCTCATTATCTTTCCTGGTTTACTTCTGGGCAAGCAGTGGTGGTGGCTGTACATTTTTGCCATCGTTTCCAGTATTTGTTTAATTTGGTCATCTACTAAGAAAACATTGCCGACCATTATCCTCTTCAATGTTGCTTGGGTTGTCTTGGCGACTGCTTCGATTGTGAAACATTTCGTATGATTTCTATTATTACGCCCACATATAACACTCCGCAGGAAATCCTTGCCCGCACTTGGGGTTCTCTGAAGTCTCAGACCTTTACGGACTGGGAGTGGGTTGTCTGGGACGACTCCACGAACAATGAGACTTGGCGGCAACTATATGGCTTCTGTGCCGACGAGCGCTATAAACTTGCTATGCACCGGTCCCATGTCCATTCTGGCTCTATTGGAGAAGTCAAGCGGAACGGCTTCATGGTCGCCAAGGGAGACATCTTGGTTGAACTTGACCACGACGATGAGTTAATGCCAGATGCTCTGCAACTCATTAATGATGCATTTAATAGTAGTCCAGAGGTTGGTTTTGTTTATTCAGACTGGTGCGAAATACTCCCAGATGGGCAGTCAGGACGCTATCCGAGCGGTTGGGCCTTTGGGTACGGTAGTGACTATTGGGACGAGCAGCACGGGGTTTGGACCATGCGTGCGCCTGAACTTAATACCGTCACAATGAGACACATCGTCTCAGCGCCCAATCACGTTCGTGCGTGGCGAGCCGACGTATATCACGCCCTTAATGGCCATGACTGGAATCTGAAGGTTGCCGACGACTATGACCTATGTGTGAGAACTTTCCTGACCACAAAGTGTTGCCATATCCCAAAGATGATTTACAAACAGCATATTTCGCCAAAGACCGCTCAACGGCAGCAAAATGCGCTTATTCAAGAAAATGTTGCAATTATTGCAGAGAAATACAAGCCTTTTCTTGATGACCTATTCGATAGGCTCTGAATTCATTCATCAGGGGCTTCGTGTGCGCTAAACTGAGTGTGAATCTTTTTGCTTCAGAGGAGCACTAATGGCACTTTACCCAGCAACCTTAACTGGCCCTACTTTATTAAGTATTGGAGCCACCGTAGCAGATGCCGCCCAGGTATATGATTCGGACAACCCGGTGACATCACCGGGCTCAGCACGGGCAGCGAATGTTACCATTGTTAAACAAATCATCGTCTGCAATACCGACACTTCCGCCCGTACTTTTAGCCTCTATCTCGCCAATGATACTCCGGTTGCCATTGCCGACACGCTCTTTGAAGGAGTATCATTGGCTGCTGGGGAAACAAAGATTATTAATACCTCCATTGTATTGCGTGCTGCCCAAGACCATAAACTGCATGCTCGCGCATCAGTCGACAGCAAAGTAGTACTTACCCTGGTTGGACTCGAGGAGTACTGATGGCTGCTTGGGAAGTAAATAGATTCATCACAATTAATGGCTCAGATTCAATTGTTGAACTTGACGATATAGCGACGCTCACAAACAAAACTCTTACTGTACCAGCGCTGAATCGTCCAAAACTTGCCGTTTCTATTGAGGAGTGGACAGTAGCCGTAGGAACGGCAATTTCCACAAGCGCAGGAACGGTGGTCAACCTCGACCCGTTTACTGCCAATACTTCTGCATGGATTTATACTGGCAACGCCACCAATACGTGGGTCCCCAACTTTGGCCACGCATCATCAACTAGTAATGAAGCCTCAATCAACACTTTTCTTTCTGTCGGGGAAAGTCTTACAGTATCTATTGCTGCCTATATAACCAACGCTGCTGCATTTGCTTCAACATTGAAAATTGATGGACAAACTGCGTTTACTCCGTCATGGCAGGGAGCACTAGCGCCAACTTCCGGTAACGCATCATCATACGACGTCTATACCTATACAATTATTAAGACAGCGCTGAACTCGGGGATTCCAACATATGTTGTTTATGCTGCGCGGACAAGGTTTGCCTAAATGCCGTTGGCTGTAAGTTTTACTGCAGCCTGTGCCCGTGGGCTAGGACTGGGCAATGGGGAAGCGCCGCGTGTCCCCACGAGCGTCTCTGTCACTGCTAGTGTTATCACAATAACTGCGACATACACAATTACGGTTTCAACATTCCCGCTTTCCCGTGTTGAGTATCGCATTGCTAGGGGTGGCGATGCTGGTCAATATACAGGGAGCCTCCCGGGAGCCAACGGCTCCAATTCAAGTGGGACCATCTCTACTCGTGTAACTGCGGCGGGAGCAACTGAAAATTTAGTGCACGCCACTGACTACACCATTTTTTTCCGTGCTATCGATGCCTCTGGGCAAATCAGCCCAGAGACCGCCGGAGATGCGTTTACAACTGCAGCCGAGGTTGCCCCAACTGCAGCAGCGCCAACTCTTGCCTCGCTGTCGGTTACTTCTCCAACCGCGCCGTACATTGACATTACATGGGCAGCGGGAACAGCAGGGACGTACTCAATCGCTACACGACAATATAGTGTTGTGGCGGGAACTGGGGCTGCCGGAACGTTCACAACAGTAACCGGAAGTACTGGGACCGTGAGGGTTACCACGACTGCTGCAGGTGCAGCGATTTTGCCAGGCACCGCATATAGGGTATATATGAAATATATCGCGTCAACGACGTCGACTGAGAGAACTGCGTCTACAGATATTACAACTGGCACGGAGGTTACCGCCAACGCCATTACGGCTCAAGCATCTAGTACTGGGCTGACGTTTGACCAGCATCGTACTCAATTTGTTATCTCGCGTGGCAATGTTCCGAATGCTACGACATATACGCAAAACTATCAGTTCGCCTATGGAACATCCATAAACCCAACCAACTGGGCGTATTTCCCAAATTATGGTTTTGACTCGTCTGTCACCATTACTGGTTTAACAAGTGACGCAACCTACTATGCGCGCACGCGAGCAATATCGACCGTAACGAGCGCAGCAGGCACGGCATCTGGCAATGCTAGCGTTCGATTGAATGCAGCCCTTCCGCCTACCCCGACAATTGCATTCCGCTCCATGAGTAGTTCCTCATATGGAACGGCTCAATTTACAATCAGCGGTAACGGTGGCTCGACTGACAGTGTTTATATTTATCGTCGACCAACATCTGGCACTAATACTGGAGCAACACCAGTGCTAAAAGCAACTGGTAGTCAAGATATCTCCGGCTATACGTCTGATGGCGGTACTGAATATTATGTTGCATATAATTTTAATAGACATAGTGAAGCAAGCGCACCTTCAAACCAGATAAGATGGACCCGGCCAGCAAAAAACCAAGGATGGAATTCTGGCTACATTCGTCCAGACCCAATTTACTTTTCAACAACCGCTGCTTGCACTTCCGAATTTGCTTACACCTTTGGGGCAGTACCAAGTTCAGATGAAGAAGTTGGGTACATCGCAGTTACAGGGCTATCTGTGGACGGAATTCAACAAACAGGAAGTGGACTCAATGGTTGCTCCGCAACACAAACACTTGCCAATACGGGCAGCGGCAATTTGTTCTGGCTGTCAAATTCTTCTCATCCACAGTTTACTGAGGGTTTTGGTTTAAGTTCCACAACTGGGTTCTCTCCAAACTGGGGTACTGGAACATTTTCTACTCGTTCAATAACACTGAGCGCATGGGGTGGAAGCAATATCTCAGGAAAGTACTTTCTCGTTGGGACCGGCGTCGGCAGCAGAACTGGCGCATGTGCTGTGGGTTGTTCAGTTACAAGCGGAACACTCAATGCGTACCGTATGAAAAACTTTATAATTACCGGCGTCCAAACAACAGCAGGTTCTGTTGGTACGTGACAAACATCCTGTATTCTCTTTGCTATGTTAAACAACTAGTTTAGTTAAACATAAGATAGTATAATTATCATATAGATAAACTGTAAATGGGGAATATGACAAAACGGGGACTAATTTCATTTTGGCTTATTGCTGCCCTTGCTTGGTTCGCGCCTGCAAATGTTTATGCGACCAATGCGAACCTACTAGTTAATGGCAATTTTTCTGCCAACGAAGGTGGGTGGGTGGGCGCTAATGGTGGAGCGTCTTGCTCTGGAGGCTCACCAAGTCTTGGGATTTGGGGTGGTGGACCACAACTGACGTTTAGTTATATGCAGAATTCCGTATCACAGCAAGTGAACATTGCCTCCCCATCGGAACTAGAACTATCCTTCCTTGCCAATGGGCCTAATGGTGGAACATATAGCGCGACGATTTCCGACTCGGACCAATCTGTAACAACTGGAGTACTGACTGCGGGGGAAAATCAAGTATCCAATTTGAGGATAACCACGACACAACAAGATGAAATAGTTACCGTTACTTTTTCTGGCGTAGATTCTCTATTTTGGGCTGGATGCTATGGGCCAGTAATAAGGAATGCTTCGCTGACAGTAGTTACACAGCCAACCTCGCTGGTAGTTACGAGTCTTTTGGATGACGGCTCCGTTGGAACGCTACGTTGGGCGATAAATCAAGCAAACGCCATATCTGGTGGAATTCATGACTCCATTACCTTTGGCGTTGATGGTACGGTTTCGTTAACGAGTGCGTTGCCTCAAATTACACAATCCGTGACAGTCACTGGAAACGGTATTGCCAACACAATCATTGATGGAAATAACTCTTATCGTTTATTTGATGTTCGCACAGCAAGAACTTTAACTATCTCCAACATGACCCTCAAGAGAGGTCAATCAACGAGTGGTGGCTTAATTTATATCAATAACGGAACAGTCAATGCTTCCAATATGCGCCTAACTTCAATGACTGGCGGAAGTGCAGTGTTTACAAGCAACAACTTTTCGTATGCTACTTACACAGACTCAACATTTGACAATCTGAGTGTTGGTATTGCTGGAGACTGGGGCAATACCCCATCTTTGGGTAATGGAGTTACTTCTTGGGATACTTTTGATGACTCTGGTTTCTCAAACAGAACGTACGTTATTCGTGGACAATTCACAAACAACACATACGCCATCAATAATTATAGATTCACAAAAATTGAAGACTCCACATTCACAAATAACACTTATGCTGCGTTTATTACTGGATGGAACAGGTCGCAAATATATGGTTCTACATTCACCAATAATACGGTAGCAATTTATCATTCGGCAACCATAACTGGTGGCGCAAATATGGGCACCGATAACCGAATCATTGTCGGTAATAGTTTTGTAAATAACACTTCTGCAATAGTTTTATCTGACCAATATCAAGTCGGTGGAATTATTCAGAAAAATCAGAATTCAGCAAAAATATCTAATAATAATTGGGATGTTAATGCTTCACCTGGGGCAAAATACATAACTTATTATCAATTCCCAGACAACACTACGCCACTATACGCCCTGCCTGACTCTACTGGCGTTCCGTGGTCGGGCACTGGAAACAGCGTCGTCACAACCACGACGACAACTACAACAACCACCACTATCCCCGAGCCCACATTTAGTGGCGGAGGATGTGGCCCCTACAATAGAATAACCGTAACGGGTCAGTCTGCTGGTTCAATCTGGGGAGATGGCCCTTACACCGATGACTCTAATTTTGGCGTCGCTGCGGTTCATGCAGGATTAATTGACGTAGGAGAAACGGCAATACTTGAACCGTATGGAGTTGATAATTATCCATACTTCTATGGCACAACAAAAAATGGTGTTTCTACTTCAGCATGGGGGAGTAGTTGGTGCGGTTTTTATATAAAAATTGCAGGAACCGAAACTCCTGAGTATAACTATCCAGGTCCAACTACAACTACGACGACCACAACTACAACTACCACCACGACACCAGAACCAGAACCTACAGAACCCCCAGATACGACACAGCCCGAACCGGAGCCTACGGACCCTCCGGACACAACAGAACCTGAGCCAGAACCTACTTTGCCTCCTGATACAATACCTGAGGAGACAGATACTACTGATGGAGGTCCTGATGGAGGAACCGGAAGTTCAACCGACACAACGTCACCCGAAACAACCGTACCTGAATCAGCCCCAGAAGAAGAAACGCCAGATACGACACCGGACATACCGGTAGAAGAAGAAACGCCAGAGGCAGTCGTTGACGACATTCTGGCCGATGACCCCTCACCAGAAGAACTGACAGATGCTGTTGGTGAAGCATTGGCTGCGACTGAGTCAGAAGAAGAACTTGTCAGCGTTGCTACTGAACTCTTGACATCAGACCTTGACGCCGAGCAATTCGCTGCAGTAGTTGCCGAAGTGTTCAGTCAGGATTTATCCGACGAAGCACTCACTGAACTCGTTACTACGGTTTTTGAACAGGATTTGTCAGATGAAGAAATTGCTGCCGTCGTAGGCCAGGTATTCACCGCTGACATTAGCGACGAAGCATTCGCTGAAGTTCTCAATACGGTATTTGAAGAGCCACTAAGCGACGATGCCTTTGCATCGGTCATTGATGCAATCTTAGACGAACCAATTTCGGATGAAGCATTCGATGAACTTGTTGACGTCCTCGGTAGTGACACGGTTAGTGATGAGCAAGTCGTGGCTGCAGTTGACTCCATTATTGAAAATGGCCTTTCTGAAGAGCAATCAATAAGCATTGCTACAAGTGGCGAGGTGTTGGAGTCAGTCACGGGCGACCAGGCTTCTGAAATCTTCGCCACCGTTCCAATTGGCGATATCTCGGACGCCGAGGCTGCTGCTCTTGTTGAGGCCGTACAGGACGCACCTGTGGAAGTCAAAGAATCATTTGAGACAGAGATTAATATTTTTGCAGCAGGAAATGTAGACACTTATGTGCCACTTGGTTCTGAGGTTCCAGTAGGTACTAGGCGTGTCATTATTGCTGCTGCGGCAGTTGTTGTTGCAGTAGCGCCAGTACCAGTATCTAGAAAAGGGAGATAATAATGAAACTTATAAAGAAATTTTTTGGGTTGCTTTGGGATGCCATTGCGGAAATGAACTGGACTCTGTCTGGGACGATTCTTGTGCTCATAACTCTAAGCGGCGATACGCGTGACCTAGGTCTCAAGTTATTCATTGCCTCAACGGTCGTTAACTTGGCTCAAATAATGGTAACCAAACATAAAGAGTCCAAAGAGCCTGCCAAGTCATAGCGTATAATTAGTAGAAACGTCTATTGGAGATTTATATGAGCAAATATCCTTTTGTTAAACTGGTAGTGCCAACGGCATTGAAGGCATACAAGAACGGTCAACTTCCGGCGAATCTTTTGGCAAAAGTCAAAACTGGTGGACAAATGTATGCCCCAGTTGCAGAACAATTCAACAAGATGTACGACGCTGCTCTTGCTGCTGGTTTCAAACTCAAAAATGTGGGCGACTACCGCTCATTTGAGGGCCAGTTGAACATGTTCATGGACCGCTACGTCACTACCGACACTGGTACCGGCGTCAAGCGCCAGTACGACGGCAAGACTTGGTATCTCAAGAAGGGCAAGGCCCCTTCAGCAGCGCCGGACCCCACGGGCCTCAAGGGCTCAAATCATGGCTGGGGTCTCGCGATTGACCTTGGGTACGACGTCAACGGCAAACTCACCTCAATGGGTGGCGCTTGTGGCGACTGGATGTGCGCGAATGCACCCAAGTGGGGCTTCTACCTCCAGGGCGACAACCCTGCTTCAAAAGAATTTGAACTATGGCACTGGCAATACGCCCTCGGCGATGCATTGCCTAATGGCTCTGTCGCGTCCGCCCCTGCAGCGGCTCCAGCAGCACCTGCTGGCGGTGGCATGAAATTTGATTACCCAGGAGCGCCTATCAAACTTGGCTCAAAAGGTCCTGGCGCCGCTCTCGTTCAGGCAATTATTGGCGCAAAAGCAGACGGTGACTTTGGTCCGAAGTCTGTTGCCTCGCTCAAAGCATGGCAAACCGCCAACGGTCTTACTGCAGATGGTTCGGTCGGCCCTATTACATGGAAGAAAATGTTTGGCTGATATTCCCAGGAAGGGGAGCCATGAAAATTACTAAATTAATAATTGGTTTGTCTTTGCTGCTTACCCCAGTTGTGTCCTCCTGTGGCGATGGTGGTTATAGATATCCATGCCAAGACCCAAATAACTGGGAGAACGAAGAATGCAATCCACCTATTTGCGAAGTAAATGGACATTGTTGGTACACGCTTGTCGGAAAAGGAAGTCAGCCGTGAGTAAAAAACGCTATACCGCAGACGAATTAGACGCTCGTCTGAAATTTGTTATTGGTTGCGTCCTCGGTGGAGTACTCCTTATTACGACAGGGGCAATCTTGTATGCACTCGTGTTTGTTACCCAGCCCATCGGAGTTCAGGCCGAAAACGACAAAATGTTTTTTAGCGTACTTTCAAGCGTTGCAACTTTCATTACTGGAACACTTGCTGGTTTGATGATTTCTAATTCACGCAAAGGCAAAAACGACTCGGATTCGGAAATCTGATGATTGAGATTGTGGTCGCCCTCATCGGTTCCATGAGCATTGTTCTTGTTGCTCTTGTGGAGAAGGGTCGTCGTGAGAATAAAGATGACCACAATCGCGTTGTTCAATCCTTGGACCGTATAGAAAATAAAATTGATGGACATATCAATGACCATGCCAAAGGTGAATTTGACGAATAAAGATTTAAACAAGCAATTAAAGGGGACAATTAATGAAGGCATTTCGTCGTATCTCGTTATATCTAATAGGTGTTTTTGGTTTGCTTGGGATGGCTTCTTTGCTGTCGCCGACGTCATTGGCTCCCGTTTATGCAACCGCAAGTAGTGGTGGTCCAATAGTCCTAGATGGTATGGACCCGGTGTGTCACGCTGTATACGGCGAGAATACAGACCAGTACATCGCAAAAGTCCTAAAAAGTGTTTATGACCAGTCATCCATGCCTGGGAACAGCGGCAAAATTGCCATTCTTGGAACATCGGGCCCCACAAATGCCGGCGGGTGCGGGGGCAACTGGAACACATTGCTGTCTGGTAAGTTTCTAAGCCAATTTGCAACAGCCCCAACAATTCAATTTATTTCAACAACGACAGAATTGGATGCCTTTTTCTCAAGTGGCATCACTAGTTCGGCCCCTCGTATGATTTGGATTGCAGACGACTGGAGTCGTTCTTCCGCAGTAAATACCATCCTTACCACTAACGCTGAAAAAATTGCTGACTTCGTCAACTCTGGTGGCGGACTATTCGCAAACAGCAATGAGTATGGTTGGCTAACTGCACTTCTCCCTAGCGCCGTATATAACAATGGCGGATGCAATGGCGGCCCAGAAGCAACGACAGAAGGGACCACAGACTTTGGTCTCACGAATACTATCGTTGCAGCATGTTGGCATGGTTACTTTACTGGCAATGTAGGAACACTCAAGACTCTCGTTGACTACCCATACCCGTCACCAACAGATACCCGTAAGGCCGTTTCTATCGGTGGCGGCGAAGTCTCATTGCCGAGTTCATTCACTCTTTCTATTAGTCCAGAAAATCCCCCTGCTGGAACACCACTCACAATCACCGCTACGGCACAGACGCTTGCTGGGGTGCCTCAGGCTGGCGTTACCGTGAGTGTTGTTGTCAGTACTGGTCCTGATGCTGGACAAACATTTACTGCTACAACAAATTCCACAGGAATTGCAACAATCACAATCAATACTTCTTCCGTTGGGACGAACGTTTATACCGCTACAGCGACTGTTAATGGTGTTGCAAAAACAGTGTCAACAACGGTCACTTGGTCCGCTGCTCCCACGACAACAGTAGCCCCAACAACTACGACAGAGGCTCCCGCAACGACTACCACAGAAACTCCCGTAGCAACAACAGAGCCAGCCCCTACGACAACAGAGGCCCATCACGAGCACACAACACCGACCGATGCTCCCCACGAGCACACAACAACGACTGTTGGCTATCTAGTTGAAGAATTACCTCAAACTGGCATAGATACTGATGAGATAAAATGGTTTGCTATGGCGCTTCTTGGCACTGGTTTGCTAGTAGCACTTATTACAAAAAAGACGAGGGTAGCAAAATGAAACAATTAGAAACTCTAAAGCCAATTCTATATAGAATTTTAGCAACGTTTACTGTGTCTGGATTAGGCGTAGTTGGTGCTGGTGCAATTACAAATATCCCATTATGGAAAGCAGTCATGATGGCTGGATTTGGAAGTGTGGCACAAGTTATCGAAGGTTTAGCCAGGGCGTACCTAAATGACGGTAAACTATCAGTAGCCGAAATTGAAGAAGTTTTTCACCAGGCGGAGGATTCACTCCCGGAGGAAAGCAAGTAGGCTGCGCTCAAAAACGTATGCTTAAATTATAAATCTCAACAGAGTTTCGGCAGCCGCAAACACGATGCGATAGCCTCAATATATGCTTAAAGTTGACGATGGAGAAATGCTCTGGCATAACGATGGCCATTCAATATCGTTGCGCATCAATAAGTCCGATGTAGAGATAATTGACATTCTATGCCCAACTGGACGTACTGGGGAATGCCACCATGAACGCGTTGGCTGTATCGTCAGTTACTTCATTAGTCGCTTTGGTCTTGACTGCAATGTCGGTGTTTGCCCAGCAATGCCAAATTTGCAGATTTGCTGGTCTCTTGTAGGCGACCCCTATGAAGTTGATGCATGCCAATTGTGGTTCGTCCCATTGGAAGACGAAGTATTTTATGCTTGGCTAGCAACGAAGACCAACTAGCCCACGACATCACACCTTGATGGCGTTACGTTCTTTGAGTACTTTTGCTATTTTCTTTCGCTTAACATTGCTTTCAGGAAGTTCACGAAGGCGCTCGTATTCAACTGTCAATTTGAGCCGTTCAATATAGGCGATATTGCCCTTGCGATGGCGATGAGACCAGCCAGCGGTGCCGCCCCACACCCCGGATACCTCGTGATTTTCTAGAGCGTATTCCGCACACTTGACAATGACTGAGCACCCAGAACAGAAGTCCTCGGCTTGTCTATGTCTACTGCGAACATTCGTTTCTTCAGGGTCGGGGAAGAAAATTTCTGGGTCAGCACCGCGACACTTGGCGCGAGAAAACCATGCAACATTGGCAATATTGTCTGTAGTCATTGGGCCACAGCCTAGCGATGATGGCCCAAAATTACTACCAGTCTGGCGGTAATGCTTCCTCGTTGAGGTCGCGGAAATCGTACGACAGCGCAATGCTCTTGTAACTAAAACGCTCTGCAAGTCTGCCGCGCCTGTCAATGCCAAACATTTCGTCGCTCTTAATATTGATTCCCTTGTCTGCGAGCCAAGCAACCAATTCACCGGGCTGAATACCTAGTGCTCTCGCTACGTCACGTCGAATAGTTCCCATCCGTGCGCCGGTCAACTCGCCTGGAGACTTGCCTTTGAGTATTTGGTACATCTCGCCAAGTACTTCATTTTTTCCTTTGCCACTTGCCAGCAATTCCTTGGCAGTACTTAGTGCAACCTGCGTGGCATTGGCGCCAGGCTTGGAGCCACGCTGTGCATATGCGCCACGAGACTGAACCATGCCCTCAATGAGGAGACGGATGCCCGCATCTGGGATATCAAATTTCTTGCTCAGCGCAGCAATTGCCTTGACTTGCTGTTGGTTATTTTCTTGCATTGCCTGTGGGAACGCATTGCGAATTTCAGCAACAAAACCCGCCCATTCCTTTATTTTACTTGGGTCCGAAAGCATTGAATTGCCGAAGATATTGCCAAGACCACGGAACGGGTCGCTGCCATTAACTCGCGTAATGCCTCCACCGCCAGGGTATAGGGCATCAATGACTTGCTGAGTAACGCCAGATTTGCCCTTCCATCTTTCTTCGTACTCACTCTTGAGTAGTCCTCCGAGCGTTCTATCTACAAGTAATCTTGCAAGAACTGGGGATACATCATTTAGTCGTTGAAAAATGTCCTCATCTAGTTGTTCTTTTCGGCCCACTTCTTCATTCTTGTCTCTAATGAGAGCCTTCAGTCTATTAAAGAAGTTATTGTATGCTTTTTCTGCTTCATCGTTATCGGCTAGATTGGGTAATTGCACAAACCGCCCGCTAGTAGAAGCGTCCTCTGGCGAGGTGCCTCCAGCAATATTGCTACCGAGACCACTACCACCACCTGTGCCTTGTTCTGAAGGCGCCTGGTCAAAGCCACTACCGCCCATATCTATTGATACGTTGGCTCTGTCGGGGTCGTTGTCGTCGTAGGTTCCAAATGTGTCGCCGAACTCTCCACTATCATCGTCACTCCCAGCAGGAGCATCAAGTGACAATGCGAGTTTTCGCCTTTGAATAACTTTTTGCTTGCCAGTCTTTGGGTCGATTTCTGGGACCTTATTCCCGTCGGCATCTAATAAAAACGTGCCGTCTTTGGCCCTTACCCACTGCGGTTCAGGCTCAAACAAGACAGCCTTTTGTTGGGCCTCTTTGCGTCCTAGTGCGCCACTGAGAGTTCTTTCCAGCGCCTTGACCATTTCCGCAATGGTATTCGGTCGCGGATTGCCATCCTTGTCATTGACAAATGGGTGCCCTCCAAGTGGGAACTTCAAAGCCTCTGGGAATCCTAAAGTATCAGAAACTTTTTTATCCCACCATTTTGTGCTGCCATCTTTATCCACGGGGACCCATGCCAAGAATGAAAAGTCACCCTTCTCCATCATTGGCATATAGTTAGCCACAACTGCGGCAAGAATCTCCTGACGAAGGTCTTCTGTCATCCCTTGCGCTTTTGCTGATACACCAGCAGTACGCGGTCCATCGTATCCAGGCCAGTTGAACATACTACCTTGTACGGCCGCCATCACTGCGGGCAGCCATGTATCTTCAACAAACTGCTTGAGTTTACGTTGTTCTCTTTGACTTAATGGCAGGCCATCCTGTTGAGGGAATAATGACTCTCCAAGTTTGCGCTTACCTGCATTGGATGCAGAGCGAGTTGAGCGGATTGATAGGAGTGTTGATTCTGGGGTGAAGGTAGCAACTTGATGGTCGCGACTTACAGATTCCCCGATTGATTCATGATTCGGTGGCCGCTTGAGGCCTGACGAATTAGATTTCATTCGGTCATAAATATCCTTACGGACCGCCGCATTGGTTTCTCTCTTGAACGCTTGATACAGCGGCTCATTCTTCTTCTTGGCAGCCAATGATGCCTTTGTATGGAATTGAACTTCATAGTTAAATCCACGCGGGTCTTGAATCATTGCATTTACGCCACTATATGGGTCCTTGGAGCCCCAGTAGTTCCAAGTAGTGACGCGAGACCCATCTGCTCTAAGCGTAGCCAACGCCGACTTGACGAAATCGGAGTAGTCGTCAACACCGTCTGTAACAAACGTATAACGCAATGCGTCATTCATCTGTACTGCCGTTGCACCTATATCGCCATCAAAATTGCCCTTGAGACGCTCAATCTTATTTGCAAACGAGTCAAGTGTTTTGAATTTTTTATCCAAATCAGCAAGTTTGGCAAAGCCGCCAGATGCTGACTCAATATCTTTCATTTTCTTGGTTACTTGAGGTTCGTTTCTACGGATAACCCTCTGTGCTGCTTTTGCAACTTCTACCGTATCGTCGGAAGGCTTTTCGCTACCCTTGGATGTAGAGCGCAACGACGAAATTGCAGGCGAACCTGGCAACGCTGGGCGCGCCCACGGGGTTCCCTCTTGTACGGTTCCATCATTATCGCCGTCAATGGCTTTCGGGTCGTATTTTTCAACAGACCGACCAACTCGCCTAAGCGTCTGGCCCAATCCTTTGGCCTGGATTCCAGAACCTACACGCACTTCTGCTTCAAAGTCGCGACGGTTTTGCTTTATCTCTTTTGCAAATTCTGTGTCTTCCTCTTGTGCAGTTGATGAACTAATTATGTCTTCATCAGGGAAGTAAGTGGCAATTTCGCGTGCTTTTTTATATAGCCATTTTGTATATTCGTAAGCATCATCTTCAGAAACAAAACGGCCAAGGTGTCCGCCTGTCTTTTTGTAGAGACGGACTGATTGCTGGTCGCTCATATCCTGGCCAATTGGATTTATCTTTGGCAAGATTGCATGAATGAGCCCATCTTTGTAGACATGCATGGACTGTCCAATAGACTTCATATAGGAGGCATAGTTATTGGCAGCAATATCGATATTGCCTTTTTCGGCAGGGGCGACAGGGGCACCATCTCCGTATTCTGGCATCATGCTTCCGTCAAATAGTTTTTGTCCCATTATTCCTCCAGTGTTGGGGCACTGTCATGCATCTAAACACAACAACAATGATAGTACGAAAATGAATTAATGACAGGCACGCCCTATCCCTTGCGAGCACCCCTGGATGCACTTTCCGCACTTGATGTATTGGCCACAAACTGCTTGCCCTTTTTATCGCCAGATAGTTTTTTGGCAATTGTTGCCCGTCTTTGTTCTGGGCTCAGGCGCTTCCATGCCTTTGCGGGCAAGTAACGGGTCATTTTCCCTTTTCTTAGCGCGGGCTTCCCGTCTGCCGTAGTCCATCGTTCACGGGTCCACTTGTTCAATGACCTCTGTGCTTTTGCTGGCTTCCCTCTATAGCCCCCTCCAGCACGACGATATTCTTGTGCCACCAATTGGGCTTTTCTAGCCGACCATTGACCTGGACGTCCACCACGAGAACCCGCCATAATTCTGTTCTTAATAGATTCACGCAAATCTGGCTTTGTGTATTGCATTTTTTTTACAGAAACTCGGGAAGTGACTGTGTCAAGGAATTCCAACGCCTTCATTGTTGTTGGCGAGACATCACCATATTGCGGTGATTTAATTCCTACATGGACTTTTACGACATCATTCGGGATTACCGCAAAACGGCACTTACCTTCGGGCTCAACCGGCAATGCAATCAACTTGCACTCCGAACCACCTTTCCACATAATGCAATTCGAGCACTTGACTCCAATGTGTCGCTTGTCATTCTGTGAGGCTGGCTTGTATCCCGCCCACACCCCGTCGCCATCCTGGTCAAATTTCCCATATTTGGCTACCACCGCTAGCAACGAAGTGGCAACAGCAGTCTCCTGCTGGTCAACAAATATCTTGTCGCCTTCTTTGGGGGTATCCAAAACGAGACGCATCCCGCCGGACAAGAGGTGCAGTATTGGTGAAGGGTTTCCCATGGGCCTATTATCCCACATTTTGATTGGACCTAGAGGTCGTCGTCATCAAGTCTTTTTTGCCTGTCATCCAGGCCCTTTGACCTAATCATTTTGAACAACTCATCGCGTCCAGAGCCAGTGATTAAGTACTTCTTTTCAGGGAACTCCTGCAAGAACCCATACTTTATGAGCGTTTGAGCAGACCGCTCAACCCTGCTGGGTTTTTCTAAAGCGACAACAATACGGATTGCTTCTTCTGCCGAAAATGGCTTTTTGAAAACTTTTGCCACCATAAGAAGGTCATGTGTGAGTGAGTTATATTTTATCATTTTTGATTAAAAGTGCCAGCGTTTTATAATCCGGGTGCTGATGTAGCGCTTCGAGATTCACTGAATACTTATTATTCCTCCCATTTTTTTCTACAACAACAATACCGGCATCCAGCCAGAAAGCGACGGCTTTTTCGACTGCCGATGGCGAAATGCCCAGTATTACCGAAACTGCCACTTGAGTAATTGTGGGGTCGGCGACGAGCGTGACCAGAACGCGCCCATTAACTGAAAGAAGACCACCCTTCCTTAACAAATCTTTGGACTCACCCCAAGTTGTTAACAAATCGTAAACATTCATTGCCTAATCCCATCGGTGTAATTAGTGTTCTTTCAACACCATATACCACAACCGTGGAGGTTCGGACATGCTGGCTAGCAAACTCAATACACTCGAGACACGAAGTAGTGGATGTCGTCTTAATGACATTATGACTTCACTTAGCAAGGATGATGCCCAGGCACTCAACTCCGCTATCCGGAATCCAGACGTATCAATCCGTGGGATTTATAGCGCCCTCCGGAGTGAGGGGATTTTGGTGAGTCGTGACTCTATCGCCAAGGGCCGTGATTGTTCCGCAAACACAGCCAACTGCAGATGCGGCCTTTTTACTGAAGGGGGTAAATAATGGCTCTTTCAGACAAGTTGGATACCGTCACTCAAAAAGAGACCAACACCAAAACGCTGGGCGCGATTGCCGACCTTCTCGCTGCAAAAGGTATTGATATTAATGAAGTCGGCGATATTACAAGAATTTCCATCTATCAATCAATGCTGAAAGATGAGAATGGCGACCCGCAAGTTGTAGACCTCGCCGCAATTCAGATTAGCCCCAAGTGGGAATCTGGCCCGGAATGGCCCGTAATTCAGCGCGGCCCCGAAATCAAGTTGCCGAAAAATACTTCTGCACCGAGTGCGGCAGAGTCATTTAAAACATGCGTTGTAGTTCCAGACATCCAGTTCGGGTTCTTCAGGAATCGCGATGGAGTTCTAGAGCCAACCCATGATGAGGAAGCAATTACGGTAGCGCTCAGCATGATTGCTCACATCAAGCCAGAATTAATTGTCTGCGTTGGAGATAACTTGGACTTGCCAGAAATGGGCAAGTATGTCACATACCCAAGTTACGCCTTGACGACCCAAGCAACGATTGACAGGGCTACCGTATTTTGTGCGGAGATGAGGGCCGCGGCACCACATGCCAAGATTATCTGGCTTGCTGGTAACCACGAAGAGCGAATGCCCAAGTACCTTGTACAAAATGCGGCTGCCGCCTATGGATTGAGGCGCGGGAATACGCCAGAATCTTGGCCAGTTCTATCTGTCCCATTCTTATGCAGAATGGACGACTTCGGGGTTGAGTACCGTCCAGGTTATCCCGCAGCAGACATATGGGTGAACAAGAAACTTCGCATCATTCACGGTGACCGAGTGAAGAGCGGTGGCTCAACTGCCCACGTATATCTGAACGCTGAAAAAAGCAGCGTAATCTATGGACATATTCATCGTATTGAGATGGCCTACAAAACGCGCGAAGACTATGACGGTCCACGCACAATCATGGCAGCATCGCCAGGATGCCTTGCAAGAATCGATGGTGCTATCCCAAGCACACGAGGTGGAGTAGACCTAGACGGTCGTCCGCTTGTTCGCCACGAAAACTGGCAACAGGGCCTCGGTGTAGTTATGTACGAAGATGGTGGAGACCACAAGTTCTCCTATGAGTGCGTACAAATTTATTCTGGATGGGCAATGTTTAGAGGTAAAGAGTTCACCGCTGTGCCTAAGGCCAAAGCCAAACCTGCCGTAAAGAAGAAGTAGGGCATTTCGTGACAACCATTGTCGCCATTCAGGGTGACGGATTCGCCGTACTAGGGACTGACAGCAGGCTGTCCACGGTTGATACGGCTGGATATGTGACTCGAATTCACACAATGAACAGTAGCGTCTCTAAAATTTCCCAGATTAACGGGATGCTCATAGGCATTGCTGGCGATGTGCGGGCAATCAACCTTGTTGCTCACTCATTTCAAGCACCACAGGCATCGGCATCATTGCGTGGGAAAAAACTAGATGACTATGTAACAAACAAGTTCATCCCTGCCCTTCGTGCGTGCTTTGATGCAAATGGTTATTCGTCTCCACAAAAAGAATCATCAGACCACATGGCTGAACAAGGCTCCGAAATGCTCCTTGCTGTCAATTCGGTTATCTATCAAATTGACAACGATTATGCGTGGAGCAATGACGCTTCTGGTCTCTATGCAATAGGCACCGGCGAGCAATATGCAATAGGAGCGCTTGCTGCCCTATTGAAGACAAAAGCGACGGCAGTTGCAGTAGCAAAAAAACAATGCCTAAATGCACTGGCAATCGCGGCCAAGTATGACCCTCATACTGGGCACCCATATCAAACATTTCAGCAAGATAATTCTAGCACTACGCGTAGAACAGTGAAACCTAAGAATGAAGGGAAGGTCTAAAGTGGACATCATACCCCCACTATTCCAGACCTTTGTATGGATGGATGATGCTAATTGTCGAGGCAAAACAGAAAAGATGTTCCCTCGCGAACATAAAGATATTACCTATATCGTTGAGGCTCGCGCTCTGTGCTCGGACTGTCCGGTAAAGTCTCAATGCTTGGAATATGCACTTGAATTCCCGCCCGCTGACATGCATGGCGTATGGGCAGGCTTAACTAGTAGACAACTTGCTGCAGAACAACGACGTAGAGAAGTGGGCCCGAAGCGCCCTACGCTTGCTCAAATGTGGGGCGGCTAAACTCTCTCACCACATGCGCGAAACAAGATTGAGGATTCCTCGGTTAGTTGTTTGTTTTGCATCAACAAACCAATAAATGCTGCGTCATTGGGGATGTTGATTGACTTAATCTCTAGTGAATTCAAGACTCGCAGTAACTCGGCGACGTCAGGGTCACCGCTTTCGGTTGTTCCACGGACAATGCAGACCAAATACTTAGAATCCAGGGCAATCCAAAATAGTCGCCCAGGGATGAGTTCTTTCTTCATTGTCATCATCTCAATGAGTTGTTTGATGTCTGGGAAAAGTTTAACCATTCCCGACTTTTCCTCACCTGTCTCATGGTCGATGAGTACGAGTACCGCATCGGCATCGATTCCGGTAATCCCAACCTCTTCTTGTATCTCTATTGTGCTCATTCAATCCTCACGTTACAAGTATCGCAAAATGTCAAACCTTGAAATTCAATCAACTTTATATCACATTGCTGCTTCCCGCAAGGCTGAAGAACTGTCTCGCCAGTAAAATACGAACGCACAATGTCCATCGGCTCGGGAAGGGAGAACTGGGCAGTCCCTGGAGGCGGGATGCCCCTCTCTGAACGCATGTGTTCCCATGTGCAGTAAAGGATGTATTCCGCAAGCGTCATATCATTCTTTTTCGCTGCTGACATTATTTCGTTCTTGAGTGACCCTTTAACGCGCAGGGCAATGTTGTAGAGGCGTTCTGGGTGTTTTGCTCGCAGTGCCTTTTTACCCACCCATTCCCTACTCTCCTGTGTCCTTATGTACCAGCATAGTTATGTATTCCGTAATCGTCATTCCATATGCCTGAGACTGCGTCACTATAAGACGCTTAAGGTCTGCGCCAATTTTCATCGTGATGGTTGCCTTGTCAGTTGTTGGCAACTTCGCTGGACGTCCAGTATTTCGTTTCATCACTCCACCTTATATACGTCGGCCAAGTAATTGGCTAGGCGCTCAGAATAAATGCTCATAAAAAATTCCCTATCGCCATTAGTTGAAAGGCCAAACGCTGTTGAGCCAAGCGTCTGTATTGTCGTCCCAAGGACTGGATGCAATTCAACTGACGATGTATGAGTCCCTGAGTTCATCCCCTGAATCATTCGTTGGAGTTGAGCCCATGCTTCTTGCGGAGATGGTGGGATTACGTCCAAATTGCCCTCTACGACCGCCCTGCGAATCATCCCAGGAGTTGGCATAAATTTAGCAACAACAGCCATTCGGATGAATCTCTGCCGTACTTGTTCTACGTCAAGGTCACGCAGTAAGTTCCACCAAGCCTTAAGGATGTACTCCCTGTCTGTTTCATAGAATGTCTGATTAAACGAGGCATACACTTCTCTGACCAGTTCTTCAAGTTCTACTTTTGTCATTGCTAAAAATCGCCTTTTGCTTTTTTGCCTTCGCCGCGTTCCAGGAACATCTCAACATGTTCTACGTCACGAAAGATGAGCGTAATATCGTCATAGCGCTTATTGGCCTTGTTGCGCCCCATGTGGAAGTCCGACGCAGCACAGCCATCAATTGCCTGCTTGCATAGTTCTACCCCATAATCAGCGATAGCCCACTTCATTTTGCGTACGCGCTCAATGTCCAACTTAGGAACACGCGCTTTACCAGGCCGCATTATTGCTACCCAGTGCTTGTAAACCTCATCTACCTCTTCTTCAGAGACCCCAGTGCCTTTTTTGTTTTGCTCAGGTCGGAGTAACGGAGATGACCTCCGCTGTTTTCTTTTCTTATTCGGTTCGTAAGGAATTTCCTGCATATCAAGAGTCAGTCTAACGACCACCTCAGCCCCTTTCATGGATAATTCAAACCTCGCGCGTGCGCACGTTCGAATTCTGTAACTTCGAATCTAAACTAATCGACTCATTCCCGTTGAGTCA